ATGTCCCCCCGCATCATCCACATTCCGCTATCCGGCGGCGACCGCAAGGCGCAGGCAAAAGGTATCCGTCACGCGCACGGATTGCACGGAAGCCAGTACCGGGAATCCCGCCGCGCCGAGAAATTCGTTAAGTAACCAGGAGGTTCACTTGCCCGACCCATTCGATCCAGAAAACGACTTCCGGCCAATGCCAGCCAACAAGCACGGCCAGCTTCCTTCAGCAGAGGATCGAGCCGCCAATGCAGCCGAGTACTCCGCTTACCAGCTGGGGCAGATAAAACTTCAACTGCGTCGCATAGCTGACGCTCTTGAGAGGCGAGATTCCTAGCGGGAGCGCATGCCAGAACTAACCCGTCGCCGCGATCGCGCCCTCGGCGGCAGCCAATGGCATATTTTCTATGACGACGTCCGCATCGGCACGATCGGCAAGCGCGCCGGCGTGCCGGGCACTGTGGACCAATGGGGCTGGGCCTGCGGGTTCTATCCCGCGTCGGATCGCGGCGTGAAGGATGCTGGCACAGCTGCCGATTTTGACGCGGCGCGCCAGGCCTTCGAACGGGCGTGGCGGTCAATCCTGCCACGATGCACCGACGAGGATTTTGTCAGCTACCGTCGCCAGCGCGCATGGAATAACTGGAAACAGAAGATGTGGGCAACCGGCAGCAGAATGCCGACGCAATCGGTGGATGGCCGATCGACATGCTATTGCGGAGAGCCGATCGATATTGCTGGCGTCGACCGCCACGTCTACGGCGCCCACCTCGACCCCGACCAGGACGACGCATGAAACTCACCACCGCCCGCCCCTATGCCGACCCGGAAGTCGCCGCGCGCAAGTTGCTCGAGATCGCCAATACGATCGACGCCCCTCAGGAAGGCCGCATCCATATCGAGAAAATCAACGGTCCGATGCTGTTCAAGGAAGGCGCCAGCCCGGCCGAGTACAAGGCCGGCCTCAATTTCGCAATCGCCCGCGGCTGGCTATTGCTTCACGAGTCAGGGACGTTTGTGAAGTTCACCCCGGCTGGCGCGGATCTGTTCGCGTGAAGATGTATAACTGCCCGAGGGTTGCGCCTGCCCGCGACTAGCCGCATTGCCGACCGCAACTCCCGGTTATATATGCTGGTCCTAACTCTCATTAGGACACCAGATGGCCAAAGATCCGCTCACCTCTGAAACATCGCTGACGGTCCAACTCGAGGAGACCGGCCTTAAGGTCAAGGCGAAGAGCCGGTTTATTGCTGCATTTGATCGCTTGTGCGGCAACTGGGCGGATCGCCCCAATCCTCAAATGGAGAGACAGGCAGCTATCGAGCGCGCAAAGACTGCTGGAGAAGAAAAGCTGATCGAAGCCACGGTCAAATATGCCATTGACCGAATGGGGAAAGACGAAGAGTTCGCCGAACGCGCCATCCGAAATTATCTCGGAGCGGCGGTTGCCAAGCAGGAAAACAAAGATGCCGTCATGCGCGAGGCGCTGGAGGATTTGCGGCATACTCCGGTTATCGATAATGCTGATTCCGATGAATTAGAACTTGATCCGCTGATTCTCAGTAAACTCGAGCGTCACGCAGAAGACGCGTCGACCGATGCCATGCGCGCAAAGTGGGGCCGGATTGTTGCGGCGGAAATTCGAACCCCTGGCACATTCACAGCAAAAGTGATCCGGATGGTCGATGAAATCACTCCGGAAACTGCACTACTCTTTGAAAAGTTTTGTGAGAATCGCGCAGGCCGGGTCATTCCGAAATGCCTCCGGAAGCTTACCTTTCAGGAAGCCGAAAGATTGACCGCATCTGGACTAATTGTTGACCCCGGCACCGGTCAGGTAAACTTTTTTAGGACGGCAAAAATCTCGAACGAAGATGTGCTTTTTATGCCTCTGGACGACGAGGCGATCGTTGTCCCGCACGACATCAAGATTCCCGAAATGGCAATCGTTGATGATAGGCCGCTCTCGATGCACACTAACAGGATGTGCATTCCTGTTTACGTACTGACTGACGAAGGTCGAGCAATTGCCAATATTTTGCCGCCAACTTCGACCGCGATTGACCGGTACATTGCCTATCTCCGCGTCCTCGTTCCATCGGATACAAAGTTAGAGAAATTCAAACGAATAACCGACCAGCAGTGGGAAAAAGCCCAGTAAATTTTCTATTTCGCGAATCCGCGAAAGAATTAAGGCCCGCGGCAGGGACATTGCCGCGGGCCTCGAGTCACCTCGCCAGATGCCGGATCCCGCCGGCGCGGATCTCGCAGAACTCGCGGCGATCGACGTCGACCTCGAGATAAACCGCACCCCATCGCGTATAGATCCACAGCCGCGAGCTCGTCGACGGCGGCACCACATGCGGATGACCGAACCGAAACGCGACCTGGCGCCACCACGGCCAGAGCTGCGGCCCATGAAAGGGCCGCAAATCGGCGCGGTTGAAGTGCGCGAAGCAAAAATGAATGAGAACCGGATAGGTATGCCGCGAGGCAAAGCGCCAGCACAAATGCCGGCCATAACTCAGCCGGCGCGACTTTTCCGCGAGCCAGCCGAAAAGCGCGATCGCGAGCACGCCGGCGACCGCCAGCGAATAAAACCAGGTCGGAATCATTTTGTGAGGATCTCCGCTGTTACACGACCGACGCCGTCGCCGATCAGATCGAGCTGGCGCGCCGCGGCCGTCGACAGATCGAGCACGCGGCCGCGAATGAACGGCCCGCGATCGTTGACCGTCACAACCACGCTGAGGCCGCGGCGGCTGACGCGCAATTTGGTGCCGAACGGCAACGATCGATGCGCCGCCGTCAGCGCGTTCTGATTGAAGCGCTGGCCCGACGCCGTCTGCGATCCAGACTCATTGCCGTAAAACGAAGCCATGCCGGAAAACTCGCCGGCGATCGCCGAGCCGATCGAGGCGCCGCCGACCATGACGGCGACGGTCCCGACCAGCACCCAGAACACCAGGTCGAAATCAGATCGGCGCCCGATCATCGCCGCGCCAGGCGCTGATGGTGCCGGCGAGCATGCCGCTTGGAATGGCGGCCGCCATGGTTGAACCGCAAGCCCCACTCGCGGCCGCCGTCCGGATCCCAGGAAATATGCACATGCCGCACCCTGGCGTAATCGACGCTATAGCCGCCAGGCCAGCCCGCGAGCTGGCGATAGATGCAAGGAGCGTCGCCGGCGAGATCCGCCGCCCGCCCCGAGGCGTGAAGGCTAATCGTCCTGGTGCCGGCGATCAGCGTATGCCGCACGCCGGAAACCAGCTGCGCCCGGCAGGATCCCTTGATTTCGGCGACTTTGGTCGCCAGCGGCCCGACCAGGCCGGAAACCGCCCGCCCGAGTCTCAGGGAAGCCCGCCCAGAGGCGCGCCCGGCCGAGGTGACAAGGTAGCGGCCAGCCGGTTTTAACGCATGGCGCGCCACGGCTCGGCCCTGCCCCTGGCGAAACTCGCCATGGCAAGGCCGCATGACGTCGGAATTATCGCAAACCGGCGCCTGGCGCCCGCGTTGACGGGCAAAGGCGTAATCGGTCACGGCCGCCAGCGACACAAGCGCCAGCACCGCGGCCAGGATGGCGCGTCGCATGTTAATTTTTTCCTGCTGAGTTGAGAGGTGCCGACCGCGATCAGTGCAGCGGCGGTTTCGGTCCTAGCGAGATCCAGTTTGCCAGGATCCACGTCACGCCCGACCCGGTACCGAATCCCAGAAACGTCAGGATCACCCAGATCGCCTTGCCGAGTTTTTGCGCGCCGATCGCCTGCGACTTGGCGGCCTCGAAGGCCGCGACGGACGGCTTAAGCTCGGCGATATCGTTGAGCGCGCCGGTAACACGGTTACCGACCGCTTGCAGGTCGACGCGCAGGCCCTCGACCTTTTCGCGGATCTCGCGCCGGCCCTGCGCAGCGTTGGCCTCCTGGCTTTGCCAGGTCGCGACCAGGTTGGAAACGGTCGATTGCAAACCGCCGATTGCGCCGGCCATCTGCCGCAGAGCCGCTTGCGTGTCGTCGCTCATGACTTGTTTTTCCGGTAGCTCTGCCGCACGCCCTCATACCAGCCGAGCGCGTTGCCGTTTTGCGCGATGCAGACCTTGAGCGCGTCGCGGGTTTCGGCAAGTTTCGCCTTGGGGTTATCGCCCTTCGCGATCGGCGGGACGGCGACGGAATGGAGCAAGGAATCCGGCGCCGGCGGCAGCTCGCGGTCGAGCTGCATCAGCTCGAGGCGGTCCCGCGCGCATCCCGCGCAAATCGTCATCATCAATAGCGCAAGCAGTCGAAAACTTAAGCTTGAGATCCTCGACATATTTTAACGTCCCCTGTTTGTCGTCGCTGGCCTGTTTCTCGATCGACGCCACGCGCAGCCGCTCGTCGGCCAAGGCGCGGCGCGCGAGATCCCGATCGGCGGTCAGCGCGTCGATCCGCGACTGCAGCGCCTTGGCCTGCCATGCGTTATCGGCCGAGTGCCAACCGGCGTTGAAAAGGTGAAGCGCGAGCGCGCCGGCGCCGATCGCGAGCGCGCCGGCGAGGATCGCGCCGGCAATGAACGGCGACAGCTTGACGCCGAACAGGCCGAGGATCCGCAGCACAATCGGGATCGCGACGCTCATGTGTTTTTTCCGATCTGGTAATCAGCCAGGCGCTTTTTCTCGATCCGATCGGCGACGTGCCAGATCACCAGGCCGAGGCCGGCGCAAACGGCGAGCACGCCGACGATCGCAACAATGATGACGATCGACTGAGTTGTGAGGCCGAGGCCGCCGACCGCCTCTTTCGCCTGGCCGACCGCGGTCGCCTTGTCGGTAATGACCGCCAGCACGCCGGCGCCGGCGGTACCTGACGCGCCGCCAAAAATCTTGCCGCCCCAGCCCTTGACCTGGTCGGTAAAGGTCACGGTTTCGGATTTCTGCTCGCGCAGATCCTCGACGGTCGCGGTCGCCCGGCTTTCGGCAACCTGGCGCGGCGAGGCTTTCGCGAGCTCGGCGAGCAGCTCGTCGTCGATCGCAGGCGTCAGCGGCAGATCATGCTCATGGCGAAACGCCAGGATCGCCGCCTCGGCCTTGCCCTTTGCCGGCAGCGAGCCGTCGATCGCGCCGACGTCGAAATATCCGAGCTCGCGCAGGCGCCGCTGTACGTCGGCGACGACGTCCGGATCCGGCAGTGCCGGCACGTCGGCGAGCGCCGCAAAGTGCGCGGGATGGTCATTGCGCAGGCCGAGCTCGAACAAGGTTGCCTCGCGATCGCGGCGGCCGCGCAGGCCCGACGTATTCGGCCACAGCCTTTTCATCGATCGGATAAGCGCCGGGATCCGCTGCAGCTGGCCCGATTTGACGCAAGCCTTGATCTCGCGCATTTCGGCATAGCGCGCGCCGGCCGTGCCAAACGAGGCGCCGCGGTTAAACGTGATCGACAGCAGCACGCCCTGGCAATCCGGCGACAAGAGCTCGACGCCCGGCAGCGCGCGGCGCATCAGCTCGAGATAACGCGGCACGTCATGGTTAGAGAAAACATCGAGCGCGGCCGACCAGGGAATATCGACGACGTTGAGCAGCGCACGTGCCAGCGGCGCCGCCGCCTCGCCGGTGACGCCGGCGGTTTTCGCCAGCGCCTTGACCATGACGTCGGGAATTTTGCCCGACCAGTCGGCGAGGATCTGCGCGCGCGACTGCTGGCCGAAATCGTAACCGATCCCGCCGGTCACGCCGGAACGCTCACCCGGCCATTCCGGATGCCGGTAATGCGCGCTGTAATAGGCCTGGCTTGTCACCTCCTCGGCGACGATCAAGTCAAAAGCGCGCTGCGAAATGCCGTGAAGATCGATCATTTTGAAACCCCAAAAGCAAAGAGGATCGCGCCGGCAACGCGCCAGCGCAGGAAGGTCAGAATTTTTGGAAGTGCCGGGCGGCCGAATTAAAGGTCGATTGCGACCCGCAGCCCCGCCGCAATTTCGGCCATGCGCGAACGCCCCAGCACGGCGACGAGCGCGCCCCAGCCGGTCAGAAAACGATCGTTTGTGATCTGCATAGGCTCGCTCTGCGCCTGCATCGCCGACCACAGCAACCAGAATTGCGGATTGGCGTCGACAGCATTCTTTATTGCGAGTGCATCAGCGGCGGTAAATTGCGCCATCAAATCCTGCGAAAGGATTTGCGTGATCGGTGGCGCGGCCGGCTCGACATAGGGATCAGCGACATTCCCCGCCTCGACCCATGCGAGATACTCGGCATAATCCCTATTGGTTGGATCATCCGGAATTGAAGCTCGATCCGCCGCGCGAATGACAAAGCCCGTGCCGCTGAGTTGATATTTTGCCATGTTGTTCACATCCTCGAATTTGCGGTCCAATGACCCTGTAATCGCTGAAACCCGCTCGTTGTCACGATGTAGCCGGAGAACCCGTGCTGGCTCGCCTGCAGCAAATTGAACGTTTGATCGAGCGATGAGTTAGAATCCCGCCAAAAGCCAGCCGCGCCCGTTGCCGGTGAATAGGCCGTCACCGTCGCGAAGCCGCGCTTGTACGCATTGTAAAAAATATCAGTGCCCCACACGGTACCGCTGCCGCTGTTATAGACAGCAGAAGCCCCCGTGAGGGTCCCGGTTCCAACCGCAGTGCCGTAGGGATAGCTTTTTTCCCAATAGCGCTGGCACACCAAGAGTTCGCTGGCAAAATCCGGCACCTGAAATGCTGGCGCCGCAGAACCCTCTGTCAATGACACATCGAACAGCTCGAACACGTTACCGTTGGTCCCCATGATATTGAACTGGCTTGACGTGCCGAGAAAATTGCCGGCTGTCCAAGACCCGGCCGCTGTTTGGAAGGTGCTACCAGCCATCAACTGCCAGAAAATCTGGAGCCCGATTCCAGTGTCGGTCAACCAAGTGCCGGCCGTGTCCAGCGCGAAGGTTACCGACTTCAATACATCAGTGTTGGCCTCACCGCCGCTGATCGTGTATTCAGCGACATAGCAACGGTTGGCCGCGTTGTTTCTGACCGTGACACAGTACGTTCCGGCAGGCGCTTTAACGCCGAATTGAATAGTGATCGTCTTGGCGGACGCGGAGCCAGCACGGAGATCGGCGACGCGAAACCCCTCGATGCTTTGCACGATGTTCATAGTGTCAGCGGCGCCGACAGAAGCATCGGCCGCCGTGACCGTGAAACGAAGCCTATTTGGCGATCCGCCGGGCGTAGCGCTGGCGACTTGCGCGGCACTCCATGCGCCGGAAGTAACGCCACCCCCGACAAAGAACTGATCGACGGGATAACCCGCTGCTGCGGTGACAGCCGTCGTTCCGTTCTCCTGGGACACCATCATCGCGCCGTTGATGATGTAATTCTTTTTCAATACGTCGAGGTTGCCGCGGCCCTGCGCCTTTTGCGCCGCCGTCAGTGCCTGCGCCTCGTCGGTGCGGATCATCGCCGCCGCGTCGGCCGCACCCCACCCGCACATGACCGTCATGGTCCCGGAAAGCGCGAGGTTCGATCCCGTCGAGCTATCGCGGAACGTGACGCGCGTCAGGCTGTTGGCGCCGGAATTGTAGCGGCCGCGAAACGTCATCCACTTGCCGCCGCCAAACACGCTGACCGGCATTTCCTCGCCATCGGCAAATTGATTGCCGAACGTGTCATGATCGGTATCGATCGCGCCGGCGAGCGGGATATCGCCGGATCCGACATAAACGGTCGACTCGGCGACGCGATCGGCGAATTTGAGAACTGCCATTTTTTAAAGCCTTTGCTCGATTGAGTATTGTTTCGACCAGCGATCCAGAAACTGCTGCGCAACCGGCGAGAGATCCGTCATCAGGCCAAAGACCGAATCCCGCTCGAGTTGGGCGCTTGCGGGATCCGCGATCAGCAGCACGTCGTCGGTCAGGCCGTTGATCCGATCGACGTCGTCGGTAAAGCCATTGGCCTCCGCGTCGCTCAGGAATTCGAACGACAGAGAGAACGCGCGATATTTTTCCCGGCGATTGATCCGCGTCTGGCCGCCCTCGGTCTTTTTCCGCGTCGACGGATCGACCCATTTGCGCGACCAGCCCCAGGAATAATTGATCCCGAAACTTTCCAGCGCGCCGATGAACAACCGCCCCGCTTCGCAGGTCGCCGAGCTCGCAAGGTCGATCCGGACATAGCGCGCGGAAACCGTGCGCAGATCGGTATGGGTCAGGAACGCCTGGTCGACGTCGAGCACGCCGGTATCGAACACGTCGCCGGCGCTGGGATCCGACGTCGAGTAGCGCAACCGGATCGTGTCAGCGACGAGGCCCATCAGCCGCACGCAATCGATCGACACGACGGCGCCGAGATCTGCGACCAACCATTCGGCGCCCGTCGTACCCTGCCATTTGACGCCGATATGCGGATCCTGCAGCCGCGCGATCGGCGCCAGCAGGATCTGCGACGAAACCGACAACGCGGCGTCATCGGCGAGATTGAGATAACCCAGGCGCGCCGAGCTCATCAGCCGAACGCCTTGATAACGGCCGAATTACTGCCGGCTTTGTGCTGGATCTCGACGGTCATCATGTTTTTCCCCTGCACCAGGTCGCCGCGCGTATGCGTGATGAAAACTTGCTCGCCGAGGTTAAGCAGCGCCGCGTCGCGATCGGTGACGCCGAAACTGTAAAGCCCGCGCGTGACGCGCCACAGCGCCAGGCGGCGAACGGCCTCGGCCAGGGCGTCGGCCTCGTCGCGGAAATACGCGGCGACGGGCACAGGCTCGCGGCCAAAGGGATGATCGACCTTGATCGCCGGCGCCGAGGCCTCGGCATAGCGATATTGGGCCGCGAGAAAACTGCGGCGCGCATCGGAGACCGCGCCCGCCGGATTGGTCATCGGCGCGTAATTGCGCTGATAGCCGATCAGCCAGCGCCAGGGCGGCGGCCAGATCCCGTCAGGCAATTTTTGCTTGTCCGGATTCGGATCAAAACTATAGCGATCGAACCGCTTGCTCGGCGGCCCTTCCGGCGCATCGATCCGGCCGAGGTGAAATTTGCCGTCCCGTCGAAAGCCGGCATAGCCGCCGATTCCCAGGATCAGGCGGTCGACCAGGTCGGCGACTGTTGCCGCCTCGTCATGACCGACATAGATCCCGATCGGCGCCGGCTGCACCATGTTGAGCGCGGCCAGCGCCGGCAGATAAAGATCATCGGGATCGAGCAGCGTCGTCGATCGGTTGATCAAGGCCCTGATAACCTCGACCGTCGTTTCGGCAAACTCGCCGGCCGGCGCATCGCCTTGCACGTTAGCGGTCACGGATCCGCCGCCCGTCAGACTGAATTGCACGCGAAAATAACCCTCGGCGATGCAGGTCGCGAACTTGCCGGCCGTGATGACCGCCGCACGCAACAGCGCGACGGTTGCATAATCATGGTCGAGCGTCAGCGGCACGCCCTGGTCGTAAACCATCGAGATCGCAGCGACCTCGCCGTCGTGAACCTGAAACAGCAGCTCAGCCGGGATCACCAGCGCCGGCTGCACATTGAGCACCCATCCCAGCGCCAGCGGCCGCGGCTTGCCGGCGAGATCCGCGCCGCCCTCGAGGCCGCCGGTGCCGGCGTAAACACTGCCCTGCGCCGGCACGTCGAGCTTATAGGCGTTATCTTCCGTCGAGATCTCGAAAGCCGCATCGTTGACGAATTCGCCCGACGAAAGCCCTTTGAACACGATCGGCCATGTCGATTGATCGGTGCCGACCTGGCCGAGGCGGATCTCGACAGGGCGGCCGTCCGTCGTATAGCGCTGCGTCAACAGATCGAACTGGCCCTCGAGGTTGTTGATCACGGTCGAGCCCTTGCCCGTGATGAAACCGCCGAACGTTGAGCCGCCCGCCATTGACCAGGTAAAGTCGAGCGGCTCGTCGAGCACGCCGGAATAAGGTTGCAGCGCCGGCGTATCGGCCGCCGACGTGATCAATTCCTCGGTTGCGACATAGATCCGGTACTCAAGGCTGATGCTCAGCGAGAACCCGAAAGACAGAGCCAGCGAATTGGCGACGCGCGCCTCGCCGAATGATGCGCCGCCGAATGGATGACCGCCGAACATGCCCGCCTAGCTCCCGGTATCCGACAGCGCCCAGGGCGAGATGATCGCCGAATAGGCGTAACGCGCCCGCGGATCGGCTAGCATGGTCGCGGCGTCTGACGTTGGATGGATCTCGAGATCAAAGCCGAACTCGATCGTAATATTTTCCGACGTCAGCGCGATCGGCAGCTGCGTATGGATGGTAAAAGGCTGCTGCGACGTCGGCAGGCGCCGCGGGAAACGAACCGGCCCCGCCATCGGCGGCAACCAGCGATCGGCGGTAATAACCTCGCCGAACGGCGCGGCCTGCACGAACATGGCAAACTGCTGCCGCGACGCCGGCAGACGACGCGAAAACTTGACCGGAATCTGCAGCGGCGGGATCCAGCGATCGGCGCTGACCGCCTCGGCAAACGGATCAAACTGCACGAAGGCCGAAAACTGCTGCGCGCCTGCGACCAGGCGACGCGGAAACTTGACCGGGATCTGCAGCGGCGGGATCCAGCGATCGGCGCTGACCGCCTCGGCGAACGGCGCAAACTGCACGAAGGCGGCAAACTGCTGACGAGCCGCCGCGACCTGGCGCGGGAAGCGAACCGGCCCCGCCATCGGCGGAAGCCATTTGTCGGCCGTGATGATCTCGCCGAACGGCGCAGCCTGCACAAAGGCCGAGAACTGCTGCGCTGCGGCCGGCAGCTGGCGCGGGAAGCGAACCGGCCCCGCCATTGGCGGGATCCAGCGATCGGCGCTGACCGCCTCGGCAAACGGATCAAACTGGACGAAGGCCGAGAACTGCTGCGCCGCAGTTTTCAGCGCCCGCGGAAAGCGCGCCGGTTCCGAGAACGGTTTGAGCCAGCGATCGGCGCTCGAGGCCTCGGCCTGCGTCAGGATCCCAGGATCGACGGTAAACGCCGCCCAGGCCATACCGGCAACCGCCGCGGCCTGGCGCGCCCGATGAAACGACGGCCGTCCCATTGGCGGATGCCAGCTGTCGGCAAAAATCGGCGTCGAGGCCGCAGCCTCGCTGCCGAGCTCGCCGAACGAACCGCCGCCGAATGAATGACCGCCAAACATGCTTTTAAGAAATCCCCGTCAGAGCGCGTCGGCGTAGGATCGCCGCGCGTGATACGACGCCTCGGCGCGCTGCAGCTTTTTCTCGATCGGATCGCAGACGCCCCGCGCAACGCACGCGGGACAGATCAGCTTGACGCCGCACAAATGGCAGTAACCGCCGATTTGATCGACGCTGGCCTTTTGCGGAACCAGCACGATCCCGTTGCAATGCGCACACGTGAACGTGCTGGTTTCCGTTGTCCCGTCAGGCGACGAGCAGATGAAAACGCCGCCGGCTTTCATGGCGTCAGCTCGCGGCCTTGAGGCATTCGACCTCGGAGCGCGCGATCAGCTCGCCGAGATCCTTTGCCGAGGCGGTCGCCGCGTAAGCCATCACGGTTGCCATGCCGTGCTGCTCATTCGGCTTGTACGGGACCGTATTGAACGGAACCGGCAAAGCATCGTGAAGCGCGCGCGCCACGATCAGGCTTTCGTGGTGGTGCGACGTCAAATAGCCCTTGAGGCCCGCGACGTCGCCCTGCCATCCGAGATACTGATCATTGAACACGGCGATAAACGCATCCTTGTCGGGCTTGGCCTCGCCCAGCGACGCAAGGAACGCTTGCGCCGCTTCGTGATAAACGCTGCCCATTTGCCGGGCCTCCTATGTGGTTGGAATTAAAACGGGCGAGCCGCCGGCGCCCTTTAGGATCCGGCGACGATCGCGTCGACGACCGCCGTCCCGGTGTAACCCGGCGACTTGGCGCGGAACGCAAAGCCCGCAAGGTTGGTCGCCGGATAGACCAACTCTTGCCCAGGGAAAGCGACCCAGCGATTTGTCGCGCGCTGGTTAGATGCCCAGCCCTCGACGCGGCTCGCCGCCGTGACGGTCGGCTCGACCGTATGGTTTGCGGTCGCAAGGCCGGCGAAAGCGCCGTCAGCCGGATCGAGCTTATTCGGCGTGATCGACGTCGCCGTGCCGTCGGCCGAGATCCGCGAGACGTCAAACGTCATGGCCTGGTCGGCTGGCGTGCCATCGGTGCCGAACGTGAACTCGACGATTTTCCCGCGCGCCAGCAGCACGGCCGAGCTCGCCATGATCGCCATCAGCGTCTTATAGGTAGTGCTCATTGCCTGCTGCGTACCCGCAAGCACGTTCGATGCCGCATATCCGGACATGGTGTCTCCTTAGATTTTAGGGTTGCTCGGCTGCGCCCGCCGCGGGCTTTGGTTTCTCGTTTACGGCAGCTTGCCGATTGAGAATTGCCCCGCCAGCAGCTGGAACTGCTTTCCGGCCGGTGTGTCCTGAGCCTCGCGCAGTGCACCGCTCATGATCATGTGACCGGCGGTCGGATCATCCCAGAAGCCGGCATAGAGCAGCAGGCCCCAATCGATGAACGCCGGCCCGACGTTGACGTCGGCGATCAGGATCGATCGGCCGGTCACGATATCGAACGCCGACATTTTGCCGAGCATGTCGATCCGCGAATAATTGGTTCCCGACGTCGGGATCTCGGCGCCGGTCAGGCCGGCGTCGGTTGGATCCGCGATATGCAGACTCATCCAGCGGCCGAGAATGAGCAGCTGGTCGCCGACGTATTTGTGCGCGTAGAGCGAAAGGCCCGACATTTAATGCCCTCTCAATTGGATTGTGCCGCGCGCGGCTTTGTCTGGTGCGCAAGCTGGCGCACGGCATCTTTGGATTTCGCCGGCGCGAGTGCGAGCTCGTCGATCACGCGCTCGAGCACGGAAATCAGCCGATCGGTATCGGCGCCGCTGACCTGGCGGAACGCCTGCGCGAGCTGGCGCCACTGGCCGTTATCATTGCTCGGCAAGCTGCCGGTCACGTTGATATGTTGCAGAACCGGCAGCGTCTGCGCGTTCACGCTCGGCGCCCGCGTCATATATTCGCCGCCGGCGAGCAGCGCGCGCACGCTATCTTGATTCCAATTGCCATTGGCGACGAGGCCGCCCATCTGATAGCGCGCCGCCGGATGCTCGCTTTGATAGCGGGCATAGTCGGCCGAATTCCAACCGCCGTTGCTGGTCGCCGGTCCCGAGTAATAGGGATTGATCGCCGGATAATGCCAGGTTTTGGCCGCCTCGATCGCTGCTGCGGCCGCGGCCGCCGCCGCGTTAACGTCAGTCGCCGCCGTCGTCGCCGCCGCCGGATTGGCGATCGAGCTCGCCAGGCTAATCACGTTCTTATTCAGCGCGATCAGCTGCGCGAGCTGCTGGGCGGCATAGTTGATTTGCGTCTGCGCCGCGATCTGGGATCCTGACAAAGCCGACTGCACCTCGGCGAAATCAGCCGCATATTGCGAGCTCGAGGCATTGAATGATTTCGACTCATTGAGATACGCGGTAACCGCGCCCTGCAGATTGCTCTGCGCGGCCGCGTCGCCCGTGTTGGCTTTCGCTAGCACGTCACGAAACTGCGATTGCGCCTCGGCGTAACGCTGCGCCGGCGATAGCGTCGACAGCTGATCATTGATCAGCAGGCTTTTGCGGAAATCGCCGATTTTGACGATGAAATCCGACAGCGCCGAAACCGACGCCTTGGCCGCACCCGTGAAGGCGTGCGCGGTACCGACCAGCGCCGGGAAAACGGTCAGGATCTGATCGAACGCGGCGCCGGTCAGCTGCGCGTCGTCGATCACCTTCTGCGCCTGCGAGAAAAACGCCTGGTTAACCAGCGAGACGTTGATCCCGAGCGCCGCGGCGTCTTTGAGATCCTGCTGCTGCTGGCGCACCAGGTCGCCGAGCGTCGACAGATAATCGGCGCCGGCGGCCTGGTTGATTTTCGCGAGCAGGCCTTGCGCGAAATCGGCCTGCAGCTTGGCGATTGCCGCCGTCACGCCGCCCGATAAATCGGCAATGCCATGGCCGAGCGCGGTCAGCGCCGCGGCGAGGTTCGACGTCGCATCGGTCAGGTTTTTGACGGCCGATTGCGTGGCGCTCTTGGACTGCTGCACCAGCGCATCAAAGGCGACCTGGGAATCCTTAACCGCCTTATCGACCAGGGCGGTCCGCTCGGCGGCCTGGGCGCGATCGAGCTCGAGGATCGCAGTATTTCCCTTTTTTGCCTCGTCGTAGCGCTCTTGTTCAAACCGCTTATTGAGCTCGTCGAGCTGTCCGACCAGCGTCGAGGTGTCGATCGCGGCCGCCTGGGCGCGCTGCTGGTAGCTCTTGACGCGCGATAAGGCATCGGCCGCGGCTTCCTCGGCGGCCTTCTGCTGCGCATCCCGCTCGGCCTGAGCCGCGCCAAAAATGCCGCTAATGATCGCGCCGGCGCCCTGCAGGCCGGCGGCGAGGAAATCACCCTTGAACAGGCTGGTAAACGCGCCGCTTGTCAGCTGCGTTGACAGGTTGCGCGCAGCACCCCCGAGCGCTTCCATCAGCGACTTGCCCTGCACCAGGCCGTTGACCAGGTCGACCGAGAACGACGCCGCCGAATTGCGCGCGATATCGCTGACGGATTTCAAAGCATCATTAAAGCGGATAGCCGCAGCCTCGGCCGAACCGAGCGACGTCGGAATATCTTTGTAGATCCCGCGCAGCTGCTGGGCGATCGCCACGTCCTGCGGCGACAGCAGCGCGGTTTGCCGATCGAACGCGATCTGATTGTTAACCCTGGCGCGCTCATTGGCCTGCGCGATCTCGCCCAGCGCTTTGGCCCGTTCGCGCAGCGCCGCGGTCGCGGCTTCGTCAACGGGTTTACCGTTGCGCAGATCCTCGCGGCGCTTGGTTTCTATGGCGGTAAATTCCGCCGCAGCGCCGGCGGTCATCCCGATCGTTTGAGTCTGGATCTGCAGCGCGTCGATCTGGGCATTGACGGCGCCGACGCCGTTCGCCTGCTCGCGCGTCAGTCGCACCTGGTTGGCGATCTCGGCCGGCGTCAACGCCGCGCCGGCGCGATTGGCCTGGGCAAGCGCATTCGTTTTTTGCGCCAGCACATCGGTTGCCGACGCCGCCGCACCCAGCGCCGACACACGGGCGCCGATGGTTGAGCCGTCACGATCGAGCCGCAAGGAGTCCTCGGCGCGCGCCCTATCCTTTGTCGAAAGCGTGTAACCATCCTGGCCGATTTTCAGCTTTAGGATCGCGGCCTCGTAACGCTCGGACGCCGTCGCCGCCGACCCAAGCATCGAAATGGTTTTCTCAATGTCGGCCAATTTGGCCTGGTCAGTTTTAGCGCCCAACGGCGTTGAGCTTTGGAACGTGGAATAATTGTTCGCCGGCGACTGGAAATTCGCCGTCGACAAAGCGCCCCTATCGTTGGCGGCCGCGCCCGCCCGCACCAGGTCGCGAGCGCCAGATGCCAAGCCGGCGACCGCAATCGCGGGACCGATCGGCGTTAGACTCAAAGCGTTTCGGGCGCCGAGCTTCAAATAGTTGACGACCCAATCCGGAGCCTCTGGAAACTTCGGAAATTGAATGCCGGCGATAAATTTGAACGTCTTGGCAATATCGAGCAGCAGCTCGGCATATTGCTTTTCCGCCTCGAGCGTCGAGGTGCCGAACGCGGTCGCAAACGTCGTCGACGCCGCCGAGCGCGTCTTGTCGATATCGATCTGCAGCTGCTTCAGTTTCTTGATCAGGTTTTCGTCGATCCCCTTGCCGGCGGCGTCAAAGGCTGCGGTCAGCGCGGCGACGTCAGGCCCCGCGGCAAAGAACGCGCCGAACGTCGCCGAGCCCTTGCCGAGCCCCGACTTAAGCAGCGCGTTGCGCTGGAAAATGTTATCGGTTTGCGCAACCGCGCGGCCGAACAGCGTGAATGCGGTTGCCGCGTCGGTCGCCTGCTGCATCTGGTCGGCCAGTGCCGGATTGATCTTGCGAATATCGGTCAATAGCTGGCCCTGGCCGAGGCGCAACTCGTTAAAGCCGGCCGTGAATTTCGAGACGCCGGCCGACAACGACTCCGAGTCGACGCCGAATTTTCCGGCCTCCGATCGCAGCGCCTGGAATTGCCGAACCGTCAAGCCGGTCGCTTCGGAAAATTCCGAGATCTCTTTCGCCTTCTGCGCCAGCGCGTGCGACTGATCAGATACAAACGACAAGACGCTCGAGACGGCGCCGAGCCCGACCGCTGCCGCAAAGCCCAATGGACCGAACGCCGAGAGCACCTGGCCTGTCACGCCGAGATTACCGGCAAGCGCCGCAACCTGCAGGTTGAGTGTCTGAGTTGCGATCCCGAAAGCCTTTTGCGCCCCGCCGACCTGGCCGTAGCGATCGGCCGCGGCCGCCAGGATCTGGTTAGCGCGTTCCTGCAGCGCCGGGTTTTGTGCCACGGCGGCGTTGACCTGGCGCTGCACTTTTTCGTAATCCTGCGACGCGCGCACCTGCGAATTATAGCGCCGCTCGAGCTGCGAGAACTTCTGGTCGAGCGACAGCGAGGCGCGCTCGGTCGCCGCCGAGGCCACGGCAACGCCGCCCTGGGCCTGCGCCAGCGCGTTCAATTCCGCGGTTGATTGCGTGACGCCGACAGTTTTCGACTCAATCGAAAGCCTGCGGATCGCCTCTTGCGTGTCAGACATTTAGGCAGCTCTCAAAGTGACGACAATCGCGGGAACGCGCAGCGATCGCTCATGATTGGCAGCGGCACGACTGCCGGGCCGCGACGGCACATAGGCCAGCAGGCGGCTATTGAACGGCGCGCGATAGGTAAACTTGATTTTGGCCAGGTTGCCGAACCTGGCCGCAGCGTCGGCGGCGGTGCGCTCATAGATCCGGTTAGGAACCTGGATCACAAAGTCACGGCCGGATCTGGTTTTGCCGATCTCGATTTTCCGCGCATAGGGCAGCGGGTTGATGAAAACATATTCCTCGGCCGGCGGAACCTGCTTGCCGAGCGGCACCTCGACGCCATCGGCAAACAGCGCATGCGCGTCGTGATAGTCACCCGAGACAAACGGCGAGCGTTGCTGCAGCGTTTCGCCAATCCAGATCAGCACGTCGCTGATCAATTCCCACTCGGCGATGATCGAACCGCCCTGCGGCCTGACCGTCTCGAGCGCCGCACCCTTGCGGCCGTCGACCGTGACCGACCTCGGCGGGATCCGGCCGAGGATCCGGCGATTTTGCTCGTCGCCCTGCTCGATCTGCGCTCCCGCGAATTGCGCGAACGCCTGGCTTTGCGCCTTGGGCGATAACGTCGTGTCGATCCATAGATTGATGGTCGAGGCGATCGGATCAATCCTGGTGCGAACGGCCATTCTTATTTCGCCTTGGGTTTCGGTTGATCCTCGGCGAGAACCTCCGCCCGCAGGTTGCCGAGCCGCACCAGGGCGCGCACTTCCCAAGGATCAAGCTCGAGGCGCATCAGCTCGCGCCACGCCCTGACGCCTTCCCAGGTCACCACGGCAGGCCCGAAACCACCCGACGCCAGGCCGAGCGACAGCTCGCCGAACCAATCCCAGAGGTAAGCCGCGGCCGCCGGCAGATCCGGCAAAGCCGCGGCCGGCGCCGCGGCCTTTGCGGATCTCGCGCCCGGCAGGTTGGCGAAAACCGCATCGGCAACGTCGGCGTGCTCGGCCTCAGTGCCGCCGCCGGTCAGCTTTCGGCCTTCGCGCCAGGCCCGCTCGGCGTAGCTGCAGAGATCGTCGACGAGCGCTTGATAAAATTTCCCGGCTCGATCGCACCCATCCAAACCTGTTGCCAGATGTAATGCGTTGCATTGTCGGCGTAGAGCTCGGCGGCGTTGGCCTGGCTAAACGGCACGTCGATTTTTTCGCCGCTCGAGGGATCGAACAGCAGCCAGCCCTTGGAGAGCCGAGCCGTCTTGGCCTTGTTCTGCTCGACCGAATCCTCATTTGCGACCGCTTCTTTGCGACCATGCATCAGCCGCGTATTCGTCACGCGGCGGGATTCCTTATCGAACAATTGGCCCTCGCGACTGTCGACCGACAGCACGTCGACATAGGCCTTTTGCGTCTTGTCGATATTCCAGATCGGCCCATCGGTGACGGGATCGATCAGGTAAACGCGAAACGGCTCGTCAACATTAGCGGCGAGGGCCGCGAACTTCTTACTCATGACTTGATTTCCTTTCGGCGGAAAAGAGGATCGAGGCCGCCCGCCGGCGGCCTCGATCCGGTTGCGCAACCGCATGGCCTGACGGCCGTGCGTTTTTCCCCGGCGGCGGCCAGGGGTTGGCTTAGCTCAGCGTGGAGTCGGCGATCTGAATCGTCGTCGACGGCACGCCCGGCGCCGCGCCGTTGTAGCGCGCGGCCTCAAACTGGCATTGGATCGCCTTGGCCTTGTTGGTTTCGGATTCCGAGTTGGAATTGATCTTGATCCGCGGCAGATAGATCACGTTTGCGTCGGCGGTCGCCGCGTTCGACGTCGGCAGGAAACAGATCAATTCCATTTCCGTCTCGTCATCATACGCGCTCAGAATAACGCCATCCTGCAGGAACACGGTAAAATCACCGCTGACGCTGAGATCGCCAAGCATGATGCCGGCGACCAGGCCATCCGGATTGATTGCCTTCGCCGCCTCGGCCGACAGATCGGCCTTGATGTTGACGCCGGTTGCAACGCCAAGCGTCACGCCGTTGAGGCGCAGCAGGCCCTGCATGGACGTCGGAATATCGGTCGACGTTTCCGCAGTCGGCGAGGTGAAGAACGGCGCCGCGCCGCCCTCGAGCACCTGGCGGTTGCGGCCGAGCAGGCTAAAATTCAGCCCCACGTTTGCGTTGACCCCGACCGACAGATCAAAGCCCGACATGCGCGCCTCGGTATAGAGCCGCGCGAGATCGATATCGGGATTGTACGCCTCAAAGGCGATTTTGCGCTCGGTGAAACCGCTCGCCGGCGCAATGATGGTTTGCCCGACCGAAACGACCGTGAACGCGCTGTCGGCGGTTTCCGTGGTCGGCGCCGGATAGATATCGACGATCCGATTATTCGATCCGCTAAAGCCGAGAACCACGAAACGCCGATTGTTGCCAGCGGTCGCAAGGCCGCCGAACTCAATGTATTTTGCGACGCCAAGGCCGAGCTCGACGGGATCGCCGCCGCCAAACGTGACGCGCGAAGTGGTCGCGTCAAAGGCCGCACTCGTCAGATCGGTTTCGTCGAGCTCGACGGCCGGATCCCAATCCGAGCGCAGCACCGCCGCGAACAGATCCGCATGCGTGCCAGGGCTCAAGAATCCGTTGATGGTACCGGGAACAGTGCGACTACCATGCTTACCCATGACCTGCTGGCGGTCCTGGCGCTTCTCATTCGGACGGTAATTGTCCTTTGCGAGGGAGAGATTGTGCGACACGTGGCGGAGGATCTGGCCGCCCGTCACCGCCGGCGCGGTCGCGATAACCGGCTCGCTCGTCGGATCGATCAGCGGCGACACATAGATTTTGTAAGTCAGGCGCTCTTGTACTGCTTCAGCTAAGCCGGTCATTTTCGGGATCTCCTGGTTTTAGAGGTGCGGGATTGCTCGGCTCAGCCGATCAGGTCGAAATACAAATCAACTTCAACAGCGGCCCAGAAATAGGCGTCGACGGCGCTGTCGAGGCCCTTCGGTTTCAACGCGGCGCCGTCGCCGCCAGGGAACGCGGTCGCACTGTCGACCTTGACGCCGCCCAGATTGTAGGAACGAAAAAGCGCGGCGAGCGTCTCGGCGATTTCGAGCGCGCCGGTGCCGTCTATCTTGACCAGGCCCTCGCCCCGCGGCGTTAAAACGAAAATGATAAGCTCGGCCGGATTGCGATGCCGGTTTGCACCACGCCCGCCGCCGCGCTCGATCACGCCGGATCTAGCGGCATGAAATTCCGTGTAAATGAACGTCGCCGGCACGTCGGGAAACGGTACGGCGCCGTTAGAATCGGCGTCCTGGTCTTGCCAGCGCATTGCCGTGACCGCCGCCGGCTTGTTATTTTCGATCAGCGATCGACATTCGGAATAAGCTTGCGGCGCGGTTGTCATCCGTTGACCCAGATCTCGAGGGCGATCACCACGCCAGCAAAGCGCCGCGCCACGGGATCAACTTTCTTGATCGTCATTTCCTTCGACCCGCGCAGCAGCTTGTCGGCGATCGTGATCTCGCCGAGCGCGGCGACGAGCTCGTCGACCAGCACCACAAATTTGATATCGCCCAACATGGCCGAGCCGACGAGCGCGCCAGGCGAATAGGCAACGGCCTTTGCCAGCGCCGGCGTATCGGTCGCCACCCTGGGCGCGCCGGCATAGCGGCGGATCCAAAACTGCGGCTCGCCGCCCTCGGTCAGAAACCGATGGTGCGATGCATAGGCCTCGGCCGGCGTCATTTCAGTACCCGCAAGCGATGTACCAATCGCGAGGCCGCGGTCGACAGCAACTCGACGCCGCGCTCGCGGTCATAGGTCTTGGCGCCGAGGCCGACGACGCTGTCACTCGTCAGCATTTGATCGCCACCCGACAGCGAGCGCAACGCGCTGGCCTCGAGCGCGATCGCCGATCGGATCGATTCCGGAACGTCGGCGCCGGCGTCGCCATATCCGGCAATGAACGTGATCACGACGGAGTCGGATCCGCAGCGCGCGCTCGGCCAGGCCTTGCCGAACGCCGGTTCGATATAGGGCCGTTGCCCCTGGCGGATCTCGAAATCGCTCGAGGCAACGATCGCGGTCGCGCCGGCGCCGTCGATATAGCTGATCTCGGTCACGTCCTGCAGCGGCGGCAGCGGGATCTCGATCGCGCCGCCGTCGCACGCAGGGAAACCCGGCAGCAACAGCTGCCACGTTTGCGTCATGATCGCCCGGCCGAGATATCCGTCGACGCCGTCGAGCCCCTCGCGGGCTGCGGTTATGAAGGCCTCAAGTACCTCGTCGGCGACTGCCGCGCTGGTAATGTTGAGGCGCGTGCGGGCTTCCTCGACCGTGAGGGGCTCGGCGTCGGGCGGTTGGATCTGGACTAGGCGCATGATTGAAATCAATCAACCATAAAGTGGAAAGTGCCGGTCTTGGCCGCGCCGCCCTGGGCAAGCACGATTTTGGCCCGGCCGACGACGCCGATTTTATCGCAGACCGCCTCACCAGACGCCGCGAACAGTTTCGCAACGCCGGCCTGGTCGCACGTCGGCGCCCGCGGATAGACCGAGGCCGTCGCGTTGACGTTGGACTGCGTCCAAATGTTCTCGCCCGTCGATTCGTCCGTGATCGCAAAATCGACGCCGTCGGTATAGGACAACGCGCCAGGCTTGACGTAGCGGATCGAATGGATTTTACCGGCGAGCCGCGGCGAGTAAGCCGTAGCTGCGCCGCCGCTGTCGGTCGTGACAGCAACTGCAATGCGCTTCATTTGTAGAGACTCCGAGGGTTGCACGCCGCGTTAGCGGCGCAGGGACTGCGGAATGCGATCGCATCCCGCATGGGGCGGCCAGGTAACGCGGCCTTACGTTTCGGATTTGTCTTTGTCGGCCGCGGCCGCGGCCTGGGCGGCGATCGCACTCTCGATCTCGGCGGCCGTGCTTTTCGAGGCATAGCCCTGCGGCGGATATTTGCTTGCCGGATAGCCGCCCGCGACCCATTGCTCGACGGTCGGCCCATCCTGGCTGAGCTCGCCAGCCTTTGGCAGCGTCAACCTTTCGCGCCTGGGCCGGATCGAGCCATGGGTCACGCCGGCGCCAGGCTTGCGGCGCGGCGCCACCTCGCGCGCATCCTCGCGATCGAGCGGCTCAACCATGCCGTTGCGCAACAGCGCGCGATATCGCGCCTCGTCGCACTCGATCACCTCGCCGGCAGCGACCATGCGGCCCGCCTCGGCCCAGCGGTGCGGCTTCAAAACTGTGACCTTGAGCAGCATTTGCCATTCCCTCAAATTCGGAAAGAAACCCGGCGACGACTGTTCGCCGCCGGGATCATTGTCAGGCGAGCTCGAGCAGCTCGCGCGGGCTCGCTATTCGATATCGCCGTAAACAAACGACTGCGGCCGGAACACGGCCAGCGCGACCCGTTCCTCGGCGCGGATCGTCACCATGTTTTTCGTGAAGTTGTCGCCGTCCTCGGTCGAAACCTGGACGTTGGCATCTTCGCGATCGAACACCTGGGCGGCCATGTTGAACGCGCCGACCATGAATTTTCCGGCCGGCATTGCGTTCGTATCGACCACGGGCAAGCCCCACATGCTGGGCGCGATGTTCTGACCGGGATTGCCGAACAGATAGCGCCCGTTGCTGTCCTTGAGCGTCTCGATATTCGACCAGTCGATCGGATTGAGCACGATTCCGCTCGCGGCATATTCGGCAATCCGCACCTGCAGGATCGCACGGCGCAGGACGTCGACCTGCTGATCGTCAGGCTTGAGCAGCGCGGTATTGAACGCGGTTGCTTGCGGAATCAGGCCTTCAATGTGCTGCCCGGTGCCGTCGCCCGAAAGCAGCTCGGTTTCCTCGACATAGGCCAGGCCGTAGCGCAGGCGGCCGTCGATATAGGACTGCAGCAGCGGGATATCGGAGAGAACCTGCGTGGAAGCCTTGATCCAGTGCGCGATGGTGCGCACGGGCGTATCGACCAGATCCATCGCCAGATCCGATTGCGGCTTTGACGCACCTTCCGCAACCGGCGCCGCCATGTTCTGGAAGCCGGTTTCCTGCACGAACTGGATCAGGTTCGATCCGGTGCGGCCAGGCATCAGCAAATCACGCACGGTCATGCGGCGATTCGGCTGCGTGATGATCCCGGCGATACGCTGCGGCGCGATCGCGTCGCCGACGCCGCCCGTTCCAGTCGTGGCGCTGGTGACGTCGGCAACCGCCGCATTCATCGTGATCGACTTGAACGTCATCCGCGCCGTGCCGCGGCCATCGGCCATCAGCTTCTTGAACGCATCGCCCGCGGTAAACGAGGCGCCGGTCGAGAGGCGCAGATCGAAATCGCCGCCGGCGCGGCGCGCCTGCTTCTGCTCGATCTCGAGCAAGCGCGCGTGAATTGCGGCATTGCCCTCGACCATCTTTTCGATTGCGGCTTTGGTTTCCGCGGAAACCGTGCTGGCGATCTTCGCCTCGGCGTTAGCCTTTTCGACGAGCGTTTTGAGCTCGTCGCGGGCGGTCAATTTCGCCAGCAATTCCTGCATTTCCTTATCCATCGATCTCGATCCTTATTTGCCCAGCCGGGCCATGAATGTTGCGAGAGACGCTTTCGCGTCCGGTGACAATGCGGTCAGCGTCTCAGGCCCTGAATCACTCAGGAGCGCACCCTTGCCGCGAGAGACGAAAGCGGTTGCAAGGGCATTGGGGAAACCTGCATCGCGCAGGATTTCCTCGATCTGGGAAAGCGGCGGCGTTTCGCCGGCGGCGAACATGCGGCGCGAATTGGCGGCCGCGCCATAATTGGGCGCCGAGGCGCCGAGGCGCTGCAGCGTCTGCGCCATAGTGCCGACGCGGTCGGCCATGCCGCGCTTGACGAGCTCGGCGGCGCCGAACATGCGACCTTTTCCGAAATCGTCGCGCACCGTCGCCGCCGGCACCTTGCGGCCAGCAGCAACCGCCTTGATGAAAGCATTCTCGGCCAGGTTGACGCGATCCTGCAGGTAGGCATGAGCGTCGGCCGACAGCGGCTCGATGTTCGCCGTCTCGGCTTTGTAGACGCCATTTTTCGCCTTGATCAGCGTCGGTTTGATGCCCTCTTTCTCGAGCAGCTTCGAGATATCTTCATGAACCGAATAGACGCCGATCGAACCGCCCTCGCCGCCAGGTGTAACGACGATTTCATCGGCCTGCGACGCCAGGTAATACGACGCCGAGGCGGAGACGCTGTCGATCTGCGCAATGATCGGCTTGATGCCGCGCGCGTTGCGGATCTCGGCGGCAAGCTCGTCGACGCCATAGGTTCCGCCGCCTGGGCTGTCATGCGAGAACACGATCGCCGAAACCGCGTCATCGGCGAGCGCAGCGCGGAACGATTGGCCGAGCGTTTCCGTCGACGTACCGCCGGAGATATCGCCCATCATGCCCATGCGCTGCGCGATCACGCCGTGAACCGGCAGCACGGCGACGCCGCCATGCGAAGCGATCGCCGCCGGCTCGCGCCGATCGCCGATGCGTGCTTGCACCTCGTCGGCGGACAATGAGCCGCCGCGCGCCTTGAACAGCAGGAAGGCGGAAACCGCCTCGAGCTTTTCCGGTTGCATTGCCCAGGGCTGACCGGCAAACGCCGCCAGGATTCGCAAATACTGCATTTGGTTTTGCTCCTACGGCGCCGGCGCCGGCGCGGGTTTGGGCTCTTTTTTCGGCATGGTGCCGAAACCTGGCGGCGTATCGGTCGGCGGCAATTTGCCGAGCTGCTCGAGCGGCACCAGGTTTGACTGCACAGTAAGAACGTCGCCACCAGGCAGCGGCGGATCGTTCTGCTTTGAGCGCAATTCGTTGCGAGTCTTGAGGCCGTTCTGCGCTTCGACCGACATAATCGCAGCGCGGCCAGCGCTATCAGCGCGCAGCAACGCTTCGACGTTGTGCTCGACGTAGAATTTTTTTCGATCGGTCGGCGTCATCAGCTGCTTTTCGATCGCTTGCTCGATCCGCTGCAATTCGGGACCGAGATACAGCGTCAGCCAGGCCAGGTTGATCTGCTCGACGCCGGATCCCCACATGGTTTGACCGGCGGCCGCGTGGCCGATCAGGATCGGAAAGACGCCGAACCAGCGGCAGATTTCCTCGACGTGAAAGCCGCGCGTTAACAGCAGCTCGGCGTCGCGCGGGCTGATGTTCAAGGCCTTGAAATCAAAGCCCGGCGGCAGCGGCATCACCTTGCCGGATTTGCGCGAGCCGAGAAACTGATCGAACAGCTTGACGAGATCCTCGCGCTGCGTCTGCGTTGTCCTGGCGCCGGGCTGATCCACCGCAAAACCGGAGATCTGCAGGCCCTCGCCGAACGTGCGCGCCGCGATCTCGTCCGCCGCGAGAGATGCGCCGAGCGTTTGGCGGCCGTATTCGATCGGCGACAAGCCGGTCAGGCCGCCGCCGCCGAACCCGCGTAGATGAAACACCTTGCTTTCATCCCAGCCGCCGGCGGGACTGCGCGCGCCGGTTTGCGGATCGTTGTGATCGTAACGACGTTCCCCATCCGGCCCGCGGAATACCCGCGTGCAATCCGGATTCATCGGCAGCAGCGCCGTTAGTCGCTCGCCGGAAAATATTTTCTCGGCATAGGCATTGCCGCGCAGATCGAGCGCCGTAAATTGCCCTTCCCAGAACTCGAGCGCGGTTTGATCGGCATTCGGGCTGTCGTGCAGCAGCTCGTAAAGCGGATGCGCGGTATCGACCTTGCCATCCTTTTGACTATGCGTCTTGAGCGGCAGCGACGCTTTGGTGCGCGCATTCAAGCGAACGCACGCCCAGGCGGTCGCTAGCTGCAGCACCGCGTCAGGCGTCGTCGCCTTGCCTGACCATGAGCCACTGTCGACATGTGTCGACGCCGGATCCGTCAGCTTGACTTTGCGGCGGCCGAATAGTCCGTCGAAAATGCTCATGCTGACATGACCGGATTTTTGAGGTAATTCGCGATATCGGGCGCGCCCGGCGCCATGGCGAGCGCCTCCGTCATGATCGCCGCGACGATGCCGTCGACGGAATCCTCGGAACGCTTTTTGGCGGGAACGTAATTCATATTCTCGTCAAACCTGACGTTGCAGTGACCGATCATCCAACGCGCAATGGGATTGCCGCCGTGATCCATTTCGCCGCCGAAAACCTTGCGCTCAAACTCGCGCGTTCCCTGGCCGAGCGATTTCGTGCCGAACCGCATTTCCGAGAAAATCGATTCCGGCTGACCGGCCTCGACCATGCGGTTATAAAATTCGAGCGCGTTCCAACTATCCCAGCCGATTTTTTCGACGCGATAGTCGCTGCAGGCCTGCAGCGCCGCCTGGATTGCGTAATCCAGCACGAAAACGCCGCCCTCGATCGGCGTCAGCTCGCCGTCGCGCGCCCATTGATCGAATGGCACGCGCTCGGCCGCAACGCGCTGCGCGATCGTCTCTGTCGGAAGCCAGAATTTCCAAATAAATTTGGTACGCTCGCCGGCCGCGATCGGCGGAAAGCGCAGGCACATCGCCGCCAAATCGAAACTTTTCGTCGAGTCGAATGAGAGGATGCACTCGCGGCCCTTCAATTCTTCCGGAAAGCGCTTGTATGCCGTGCGATCCGGCGATCCCGCGTCCCATTTCTTGAGCGAGATCCAGCGCGCGAAATCCTCGACCCATTGATTTAGATGGTAGCGCCGAAACGCCGCCTCGGCCGCCGGCGTGACGGCCTTCGCCGCTTCGCCTCGTAAAAACGCCATGGTCGGCGACAGGCCGAGCGATGGATTTCCCGCGCGCCATGCCGCTTCGTCGCGCCAGTCGGCATCCTCGCCCGCGGCAAAGATAACGACGAGCGTCGTCGCATCGTCGATCCGCCCGTCGAGGATTTTTTGACTCTCTTCCCACAGCGCGTAACCCGTCTTTTGCGACTTGAGGCCAGCCGTCGACGCATAAAGCCTGATCGGCTGCAGCGAAGCGCCTTCGCCCTGGCGCAATGTGTCGGCGAGCTCGGTCGACACCCATTCGTGCATTTCGTCGCCGACCGTCACGAACGGCGCGCGGCCATGCTTTCCCTTGGCTTTGCCAGGCATCAGCCGAAACGGCGAGCGCAGATCCTGATTCCAGATCTGCTTCGCCATCACTTTTAGCGGCTGATCGGTCCTTTTCGACCGAAAGGCCTGAGGCGCGTAGCCGATCATATCGGCCATCTTGTCGAAAACTTCGCGCGCCTGCGCCTCGTCATGCGCGAAACAGAAACCGGCGCCGCGGGGCTGACCCTCGATCGCCCAGAACAGCAGCGCCAGGGCGGCGAGAAATTCCGATTTTCCGTTTTTCCGCGGCACCCAGAGCCGCAACTCGCGAAACAGTCTCACATGCGCTTGCGTCGGCAGCAGCGTTTCCGGATCGACGATATCGATCGGAACTTTCCAGCCGACGAGCACCCGAACAATGCACTCTTGCCAGAACGAAAGCCGGAACGGGATGCCGGCGAACCGACCGACCGTCAGCTTAAACCACGTCGGCCAGCGCGCGATAATCTTGTCGGCCTTGCCGGCGTCAAACCATGCCCCAGGCGTCGCGGCCGCGCGCTGCCACGCCAGCCGCGCCCAGCTATAGCCGAGCTCGTCGGCGGCGCGCGCGATCCAATCCGGCTCGGGATACAGCGACGATCCGGCCGCGGCCGCGATCGCTGCAGCCGAGCTCTGCATAGGCGGGGCGGCGATATCCATGCATCAGTTTGGCTTCGCGCCAGGCGGCGGCGAGTCAAACGAGTTGAGCGTTCCGACCGCTGCGGCCGAGTCATGACCCGCCGCGGCGTCATCCGCCGTCGCATCGGCCGCACCTGGCGCCGGCGCGGCCTGCGGCAGCACGCGGCCGAACAGCGTTTCATCGTCGAAGCGCATCGCGCCGTCGCGCAACAGCTTGTTGCGATCCGAAGGCGTCAGGCCGAATTTTCCAGACAGCTCGAGCACCATTTTTGCGGCGAAATCCCGGCGCGAAACCGAGGGATTTTCGCGCAGCATGTGATCGCCTGAGATCGTTTTGACCCGCGTCGAGTAACCCTTAACGAGCACGTCCTCATTCGCGACGACGAACTCGCCGGCATAAACGCAAAACAGCGCGAACGTATGCCGATCGAGCCGCGCCAACAGATGCAGCTGGTCGAGCCGCGGCGCATATTCACGCCAAACGGCCAGCGCCGGCGCCATTTGCGGATCCGTCAGGTACGCCGGCGGCGAGTCGCTGGTTTCGTCGGCGCGCGGCAACGCGAGCAGCTTCGCCTGGCGCTCGGCCTCGGCGATCGCCTTCTCGGTTTTGCTTTTCCGCTTCCCAGGATGGCCCATGGCCGCCTGGTCAGCAGGATCGCCTTTCGGTCGGCCCATTTTCAGATATTCCAGATCATCGGCCGCCGGCGGATCGCCGCAACCGTCAACGCGGTACACAAAAAAAATAATTCCCAGAATTTTGCGGCAAAAAATGCCCTTCTACCCTGTCGGTCCGGACCCCTTAGGCCCAGACTTTTGACCCGCCCCCCACCCCGTCAGGGCAAGAGCTCAAGCGTCGCGCGGATCGCGGCCTGGCTGTCGAGCCAGAGATCCTCGACCGCGAGCTCGCCGCGATCGAAGCGCAGCTCGAGCGCTTTCTTCACGACGTCATGGTGCGGCCTACAGCTGGGTTGCCAGCGCCGCGCGTCCCAGAACTTGGTCGCGTCGCCTTTGTGGGGCTCGACGTGATCGGTTACCGCTGTCGACGTCACGCGCCCAACCGCTTCGCAGCCGAGGCAAATCGGACGCTCCACCTTGAACAGCTCAGAGGCGCGATCCCAGCGTGCGCTATAGCCGCGCTCGCGAGCGCTGCCTCGGCCAGCTTCGCTGTCGGCCCTAACCTGTACGGTCGAGCGTTGACCATGGGCGCGGAATAGCTGCGGACGTGACGGCATACCCATAAACGAAAAAGGCCGCGCAGCATTCGGATGCAGCGCGGCCAGTCAAAGGGAGGAAACGCCCAAGAGAGGGCCAGAGATAACGATAAACGCCGAGGCGCTACCGCACACCCTATGCTCAATGAAAAGCCCAGCGCGAGGGCTGGGCTATATTGGGGAGACGCTTCGCGCGCAGGCTTGACTCGATCTCTCGAGAAGCCATGCGCCGAAAGCCTCATTCGCTTTCGTCAGAGAAGCCCGGCGACCCTGGCCGCTAGACCTTCTCGATTTCACTCTCGCCCATGCTGACCGGAGTGATGCGCCCGAAGATGTCAACACCGACACTGAGTCGGCCCTTTGAGTCAAATCTTTCGACGCGCGCCGAGAAATGTGCGAATGGCCCGGCCGTCACCCGCACCAGCTCGCCGATCGCGAATTTGCGCTCGCGCTTGCTCGGCGGCGTGTTGCTGATCGCCTCAATGTTGCGCAGGTCCGCAATGTGCGACGGCGTCAACCGCACGACGCAATCACCCATGCGATAAAGCCCGATGCAGGCATCGACCGATCGCCACTGGCCGCGTGCAGCTTCAAAATCCGGAATGACGACAGCCCCTGAAATCAAGGGCGAAGTGACGTTTTTCTGCTCGACGTATTCGTAGCCGCGCCTGTAGCGCGTGACCGTCTGCGGGTTTGTCATCATCGGCAACCAGCCGCTGATGTTGCGCTGTCGAAACGTTTTCATCACCTTGGTCTCGCGACCCGGATGGACCTGCAGGATAAACCAGCATTGCGGCAGCGGCACCTCGAGAGGCCCGTGCATTTTATCGAGATCAATCATCCCGACGAATTCGCCGTGTTTGTAGATCCGCTGATCGACCATCATGCCGCACTATCCCCCTGCTGATCTTCCGAAATCGTTCCATCCTTGCGCGGCGGCCACGGCCACGGCGCATAGATGCCGCGCCGCCTGGCCTCGCCCTCGCCGATCGTGATCGTCGTGTCTTTGCGGCCAACGTGGATATGCGACGATAGGAACGCCGACCACGCCGCCAGCTGCTCGCGCGCCTGGATCCAGTGCCACGCCGAGCGCTCCGGCAGATTGCCGAACGCCAGCACCTGCGGCGTCACCGCGAGCGGATATCGCAGCGTGCCCTGGTATTCGAAAACAAGCGCACCGCCGAAAGCAAACAGCGCCTTGATTGCCCTGCCCTCGGCGCTGTCGACAGCATGGCTGGTCGAGGCGGTCACGGTCGCGCCGCCCGCCGCTGCAGCGGGGAATTCCTCGAAACCGCCGTTCCGGATCCACAGATGAAAATTCGGCGTATGCTTGCGGCCGGCGCGCTGCTGCATCTGCACGAACATCGGGATCGCCGCCCGGCAATGCCGACGCTTGTCCGGCGTCAGCCTGCGAAATTCATCGGCCGCCTTGCTGCGATGGTGCCCCTGGATTTCGTGATCAGGCCAGGCCGACCACGCCGCTGTGAATTCCTCTAGCTCGCCTTCCGAAGCGTCAGCGCCTTCGCTCACGTCCCCTTGGGGACCTAAAGGGGTTTCAGGTTCAGGTTCAGGTTCAGAGATTAGGCCCTCGCCACAGTGCGAGGGCTGGCGCAGGGCTAACGCACCCCCAACCGACCCCTGATCGGAATTTAGCCCTTGCTGGCTGCTAGGGCTCATCACCGTTGTTTCTAAAGGGTTTTCTGCGACGATCTCGCCGCGCGCGCGGGCCTCGATCTCGGCCTCGTCGGCGTCGAGCTGCAGGCGGATCAAATCGGTCGTGCGCTTGCCCCTGGCGTCGGAATTGCGCACGCCGCGGGCATCGATCCATTGCGGCACCCGCGACAGCGCGCCGATTTCCTCGAGCCAGGTCAGGCGCCGGCGCACGGTGTCCGGCGACAGCTCGCAGTCGTCGGCGAGCTGGTCGATCCCGACAAAGCAGGCGCCGTCGCTGTCGATGTACAGCGTCAGCGATCGCAGCACGCTTTTGCCGTGATGGTTGCCGAGCCGCAGGTTTCGCGCCCAGGCGTGCGCCTCGTCGGCGGCGATGCGGCGCGCCCGGCGTTTGGTAGTATTCATGGCAAAACTCTTGAGATAGCGGATTAAACGGGACGCGCACGCAACGAATACAATTAGGATTTTTCGCCGTCCGGCGGCCCGGCCAGGATGCGCCCGGCCATCAGCTTGATCTTTTCATCGTCGAGCGGCCGATCGAACGCCCCGCGGTCGAGGCCGATCACCAGGCGATCGAACCAATGCGCCGGCGGAACTTTCTTGATGACGGTCTCGCCGTCAGGCGCCAGCACCAGGTCGAGCTCGCCGAGATGACCAGCCTCAACAACCAGGCGGCACAGCAATGCAGCGAGCCCCGTGGCGCGCTGGCCGCCGGCGCCGAGGCATCGGAGCACCTGATCGTGCGCGGCGTTCACTGGCCCGCCCTACGCTTGTCCAGGGCCGACCGACCCGGCTCGGGATCGCCCAGCAGCCCGCCGGTGATGCCGAGCACGGCGATCCGCGCATCGCATGGCGGCGTTGACCCATCGCCAGCGTCGACGCGATCGCCGTCGCGCCAGAATTCTTTCCAGAAACTGCCGCGGCCGTTATCGTCGAAACGCTTGAGCGACGCGCGCACCACGCCGCAGCGACCGCATTCGGTTTCCGATTTCAGCGGCGACAATTCGCTGCGTTCGCCCCATTTGTGCCGCGCGCTAGTGCTCGGCATCGCCAGCCCCCGGCCGCTGAGACGTGTTTAGCTGTTGCTGGCCTAGGCAGACTTGCGGCATGCTAAGGCCGTCGCGAGGAGACCCTAGCTCCGGGAGGATACTCGATTGGCACATGTCGAGAAGATCAAGGTCAACGAGGCTGAATTGAAAGTTCTCATCCAGCATCGGCTCGGATTGGCTGCATCTCTCACCGTGCACCGGCATGCAGAGCTGGGGTTCACCGTCACCGTTCTTGCCTCCCCATCGAATGCTGTTCGTCTCCAACAAGCCGTCGATGTGATTGTGGAGGTATTGCGAGGAACGCATGAGCTCGTCGACTGATCGGGGCATCATTTGCCCTCCGGCCGCTGAGACTTGATTAGCTGCTCGGGCGCAGCCTCACCGCGCAATTCGCGGATCAGCATCGCGATGACCTCCTCGTAAAGATTGAGGTTGCCCTTGCATCGGATCAGCATGCCTACCGTATTGATCGCGAGCCGCGCGGTCGGAACGTCGGCGATCGAGGCCGCGCCTGTCGGCCCTGGCACGTCGTGCGACACGGTTTCCGCCGGCAATTGTCGGGCTTCATCGGTCTCGGTTGGCGTCATCGCTCGCCCCCACACACTTGCCGCGGGAACCACGAATTCTTACGTTGGGGCGTAGAGAATCGGAGGACCGAATGTTGAATTTTTATGAATGGTGCAAAGAACAGCGAGTTCGCGCTGCTAAGCGATTGAAAGACCTCGAATCTGGAACGTGGACAATTGGCGAAATCGTTGATGGAAAAATGATCGACCAGACGGCGCAGTCGATAGAGACGTCCAAGCATGAGATCGCGCAAATGGACGAGCTTATTGCAGCTTACGAGAAGCGAACCTAACTTCATCGCCCGCCCTCCGGCCGCTGACAGTCAGATAGCGGCTTGACGGGTCGCCGCTCGAGCTGCCGCTCGCGATCGAACCTGTCGCCCTCGGCGAACATCAGCGCCACGCCGCGCACCATGTCGCGGCGAAACCCGGCGGGCTTCCACCAAGAAACAGGCCACGACCACTCGCGCGGCACGGTCGACGATTCCGTGCCGGCGTGCAGCGCATAGGCGGCGCCGTGCTCCGCCAGCACCCCGCGGCGATATTTGTCATCGTGCGCCGCATCCCAGCCCTCGGCGTCAATCTGGCGAAACCGTTCGGCGATCGCCGCCTGCATGAACGGCGTTAACGGCCGGCGGATATGCAGCGCCTCAAACAGCCGGCGCAGCACATATGAGCGCGCGATCGAGATCACGGTCATGATCAGCGCGAATTGAAAATTCTGCGCCAGCGAGATTGAGACGCCGAGCAGCGGCAGGAATAGGACCTGCGCCGCCAGGCCGATGCCAAAGCCAATCGCGATATTCAGGATGCTTTCCAGCATCGACATGGCGCGAGATTGTTTCATAGAGTCGACTCCGTTTCCGGCCGCGTGATGCCGAGGGTTGCCTTGATCCGCGTTTCGTTTTCGAGCAACCACGCCAGCGTGGCGCGCGCCGCCTCGAGTCGCTCCATCTGAAATTTGGCGTGCGACTCGCGCAGTTTTCCGCGGGCTACCTGCGACGGATAAACCGAGCGTCGCATTTCAAGTTCGCGGTCGATCTCTCCCAGCTGCGCAGTCAATGAGATTTTCATGCGCTCGCCCTTTGCAGAAACAGCGGCAGATCGAGCGGTTCGCCGGCGGCGAGAACTTCCTCGAGATCAACCTGCCGCGGCTCGACCAGCAGCGCGAGCGGCGCGCCGATCGCACGGTCGACGATCGCGTCGAGCTCGGCGAGATGCGCGACGCCGGCGAAGGTCAGATAAATTCGGTCATCGGTGCAGGCCGCAAAATCGAGGCCGACCAGGCTGCGCACGCTGGCGGCGTCGAGATGCTCGCCGCCAGCAACGGCCGCGAGGTCGCGCCAGTCCCAAAACCCGGCTTCGTCGAGGTGCTGTTTGCACAGCGCTTCGCGATCGCGCCGCTCGCGCTCGACGATCTCGAGCCGGACTTTGCCGGCGCCGGTCAGCCGCCACTTGCCGACAAAATCCTCGACCAGCCCGCGCCCGACATAGGCGCCAGCGCGCGCGATCGCCGGGCCGGCGTCGTCATGGTCGGCGAAGGCGCGCAGGTCGGCGTATTCGGTCGGCGGGAAAGCTGGTGCTGTATCGACGACGATATCGAGCGTCGGCGCCACAGCGACCGGCGTCTCGGCAACATCCGCCGCGGCCACAGCCTCGATCACCTCGCCGGTTTCCGCATCGTGCGGCGGTAGATCGGTCGGCTCGGCCGGTGCCTCGCTGCCCCAGGATTCCCAGCCCGCGCGCGCGCGCCGCGCATTGAGTTCGATTTTCGGCAGCGTCGGGAAATAGGCCTCGATCAGCTCATAGAAAGCGTCGGGTTTTTCGGAATGCCGGCCGAGCGGCGCGTCCATCACGCTGGCGAATTGCGTGCCCATCGCCGGCGCCGGGATCTTGCCCCTGGTGCCGATCAGCAGCAATTCATGCTGGTTGCGCAGCCAGTAGCCGGTGCCGATCCGGTCCTTTTTCCAGATGCAATGCGATTTGTAGACAAAGCCCCAGGCCGCCATAACGCGCAGCGCGTCGGGCAGCATCGGCGCCGTGGCCCAAAGAAACAGCGCGCAATCGTCGGCAGCGATATCGCCGACCGGCCGCGCGCAGATCGCATCGGTTTCGCTGGTCGGATAGTGGTTATCGGCCGCGCGATCCATCCCGGTTTCGCGGCTGTAGGTCTCAAAGCGCCATTCTGGATCGGCCAGGATGACGCCGAATTTCTTGTCGGGCAGCGCCAGCTGCATGCCGCCGAGCAGCCGCTCGCGGTTATCGCGGGCCGCCTTTTTGTCGGTCGTCCGGTTTTCGCCGAGCACGTCGAAAGAGTGCTTTTCCGGATGCGCCTCGGCGTGCTCCCGGCAGCGCGCGACCAGGCGCTCGAAACTGTCGCGCGGGATCGCGGCCAGGCGCTGATCTTCCGAGGATTCGTCGCGAGAGACCCCGAGATCCTTCAAGGTGAAAGAAATGTCGTCGTCGGACGACAATACTTTTTTGGGCTGACCGCGCCGGATCTGGCCCCGCCCGGCCATCTCGGCCAGGATCTCGCCGCGGCGCCGCTGCGCCTTGACCCGGATCTCGATCGCGTCGATCTCGATCTGCCGGTTTTTGATGCGCCGGCCGTATTCCTTGACGGCCGCCGCCTTGTCGATCCAGGTCGAGACCTCGTCGACGGTCTTGGCCTCGGCGATCGCCTGGCAGGCCGCGTCATACTGCAGAATTTCGGTCGTCATGGCGCCCGCACGATCTCGACCGGCACCGCGCGCCAGCCGGTGCGGTTGGTGGTGCCGGCCTCGGCGTTGAGCATTTTCACGCGCTCGATCGCGCCGTCGAGATCGACCCAGGCGATCGCGCCCTCATAGGTGTGAGGCTCGGAAAAGCCCATTTTTGGATGCCACGCCGCCCAGCCCCTGATGATCAAAACGGCACCTCCTGGATTTCAGGCCGCGGGCCAAGCGTCGCCATCAGCTCGAGCACGATCGCGTCGAGCGTCGGCGCTGTGCCGCGGGCGCGGCGGTTCGCCATGTTTTCGACCTTGGTCAACCAGCGCAGGTTGGCGCGGCGGTTATCCAGCGTCTGGCCGTTGATGTGATCTGCGAAATGCGCCGCCAAAAACGCCTCATCGATCGGAGACTCGGCCGCGATCATGATCTCGCGATGCATGCGCACCGTCTTGCGATCATGGTCGACGTTGCGCTTGGCATATTTCATTTCGCTGTCGCGCCGATTGTTGCCGGCGTGCCAGACGTTCCAGACGTTTTCGGAAATCCAGGGCAGGTCGATCGCGTCGACCAGGCACCAGACATTGTAGCGCGCCGACAGCATCACCCGCCGCCACGGCGTCCAGGACAGGTCGACCAGATCCGACGCCGTGAATTCGGCGAGCTGACGCTGCTCGAGGGCCGCGGCGCGGATCATTGCGGCCCCTCCCCCGTCACCAACGCGTCAATCCGGTACGGCCGCGCCTGCAGGTAGGTCAGCGACGATTTGTCATCGCTGCCGGAAATCAGGAACACGTCGCCGGCGAACGTCACGACGTCGGGCACGGCATCGTCGACCACCAGCCCGCACGACGCGACGCGCTGCAGGTCGAGGCCGAGCAGCACGGCCGCCACGGTGCGGATCCGGCCGCGCGTCTGCGACGCCTCCGCATCGCGACGGACAGGGCGATCGCCGGCCGCCCGGAGGGCAACCCCTGACGCGCGGCGATCGCCCGCCCCTCCACTGCCGCCCGCAGTCATCGCGACACCTTGAGCAGGTCGCAAAAGCACTTGCGGCAGAGGCCTGAATTGAGTTTTCCACACCCTTCAACAGGGCGACGTTCGGACACATCGCGAGTTATCCACACGCCAAAAAAACCGATGAAACGCGCGACGCGCCGATGGACGTTCCTCGGGTTCCGCGTACTCATGACGCCACCCGTTCCGGTCGCGGAATCCCTTCCGGCCAAGTCGCCCCTTCCGGCCAATTTACGGAGAACCACAGCATGGCCGACTCGAACCGGCCCGTAGCTAGGTCGGCCCCGCGGGAGGCAATCGCCTCAAGTTTCTTGCCCTCATTGAAGACGAGCGTAGAAACGCGCGCGAGCGAAAGGCTGCGGCTTTGGCAATAAGCGCGGGCGACGGCCAGCAATTGCTCAGTGAGAATCATTTGACGAATCTGCGGTTAAATACCCGCACATGTCAAACCGATTGCGGGTATTTATCCGCTAACCCCCTGTATGTAGACGCGGGCATTCTCCCGCACATGGCAAAGACACCATCAGGAAAAGCGATCTTGAAGCGGATTGATAGGCGTTTGGCGGCTCTAAAGGCCGCCGGCAAGCCATTGACCGATCGCGCCCTGAGCATTCAAGCAACCGGCTCGCCGGACACGTTGCGCAGCATTCGGCGCAACATCGCCAACGGCAGTCAGCGCGGGATTTCCACAGAAACAATTGCCAAGCTCGCCGCGGAACTCGAAACGACAAGCGAGTGGCTCCTTAACGAGAGCGGCCCGGAAACAAAATCCGATGACCACGTCGACAGCGATGCAATTCTCGCGGATCCCGACCCCGGCCGCCGCCGCGTTAGGATCGTCGGCTATGTTGGTGCCGGCAGCATCGCGCATTATTACGCCCTATCTGACGACGACTACCAGGAAGTGGACGCACCCTTGCACGCCTCAGACCAGACCGTCGCTGTTGAGATCAAGGGCAAGAGCTTTGGGCCGCTGATGGACAGTTGGCTGGTGTTTTACGACGACGTCAGATCGCCCGTGACTGAGGATCTGTTCGGCGAGGTTTGCGTTGTCGGACTGGCCGATGACCGTATTCTGATCAAACAGATCAAGCGGGAAAACGACGGCAGCTTTACCCTCCTGTCCAATTCGGCCGAAAAACCCATTCCAAATGCTGAGATTGAATGGGCCGCGCGGGTGACCGACATGCGCCCAAGGCGATAGAAAATCGCAGTGGAGTTGCGGTTATTTACCCGCTAATGTCTTGACGCGGTTAAATACCCGCATATTGTTTCCCGTGAAACAAATCACGGGAATCAGCCATGCCAAGCCGCGCGCCCGCTCCTGCCGACCTCTCCTCCAAGGAATTCCGCGACAGCCTGATCGACAACGGCTTCGCCTATCTCGGCCGTGCGATCGACAAGTACGTTGATATTTTCGGCCCCCGCCCCGGCCCACTGTTCGAGCCCGTCAGGAACACCAGGCGCCAGACTCTGCGGCGCGAAACGCTGGCCGCCCTGCTCGGAGCCCGCCGGGAGCGCGTCGAGGCGCAGCGCGTGATCCGGCAGGCCGACGACCGGCGCCTTAAGATCGCCGGCCGGATCGCGCCGGTCGTCTTTCCGCCATGCCGCGCCGACCTGGTGGACGCCGCCGCGATCGCCCAGCTCGCCGACGACTATTTGACCCGGCTCGCGAGCGCCGGCAGCGTCGAATTCAAGGCCCTCATTCAAATGGGCTGGACCGCTGCCCAGCTGCGCGAACACGCCGACGCCGCTCGCGCGGTCGCCGACCGCCGTGCGGTGCCGGCATGATTTCCCTGAGCGTAATTCCCGGCAGCCACGGCACCTTGCCGAACGATTCCGATCTGATCGGCTGCCGGGCCGTCGCACGGCTGTCCGCCGACGCCGTGGCGCTGGCCCGCCTGCAGGTCGTCGGCGGACACATGACAGCTCGCCGATGACGCTCAAACCCGACGAAAAGAAGTTTCTACGCCTGCTCAAACTCAGCCCCTTTGAGCGGCGCGCCCGCGGCGGCTGGCGGTTCGGCACCAAGACGATCTCGGATCCGATCGTCGAGCGCCTGATCGCCAGCGGCCGCGCAGTCAGGGACGGCGACCAGGTCAAGGCAGCACCCAGCGAGGCCGCGTGAACGCTGTCACACCCCTCCCCACTCCGCGCCGCAACCGCCAGGCCGTAACAGCCGCGCTGCCGATCGTGCTTGGCTTGCCCGAGATCGAGGCCGCGGCCTCGATCGGCGTATCCTCGACCAAATTCCGCGAGCTCGTCGCCGCGGGTTCAATGCCAAAACCGAGGGTTGTCGGCGGAAAACTGTCCTACGACATTGACGAACTGCGCGCCGCATACAAGGCTATGCCGCACCAGGGCGACGACGAGGCCGAGGTCGAGGATACATGGGCGCATCTCAAGGGCGGAACGCCGAAAGCCGCATCCGCCGGCTGAAATTTCATAACAGCTTTGTCGACGATTCCGGCGTGCTGCGGCATTACTTCCGCCGCCGCGGCAAGCGGACGACGCTGCGAGGTCCGTTCGGATCCGAGGATTTCTGGCAGGACTACAACGCCTGCCTCGGCAAGGTGCCAGCCAAGCCCGCAAAACGACCGCCGGCGCGCGACGGCAGCTTTGCCGCACTGGCGACGGCCTATTACGCCAACCCTTCCTATCGCAACCTCGCGCCATCCAGCCGCAAAAACTACAAGCGTGTGATCGACGGATTTCTCGTCGCGCACGGCCACGGGCTGGTCAGCCAGTTCAAGCGCGAGCACGTCGATATCATCATCGGCGCGATGGCCGATCAGCCCGGCGCCGGCATTGTGCTGCTCAAGCGGATCCGCACCCTGATCGGTTACGCAATCGCGCTGAAATGGATCCCGCATGATCCGACCGCCGGCGCCACCAGCTATTCGTCAAAAGAGATTCACACCTGGACCGACGCCGAGCTCGCGCAATACGAGGCGCGCTGGCCGAGCGGCACGCGGCAACGCCTGGCCTATGCGCAGCTGCTCTATACCGGCCAGCGCGGATCGGACGTCCATCTGATGGCCCGCACGCAGATCGACGGCGACACGATCGAGGTGCAGCAGGAAAAGACAGACCAGGAAGCCGAGGACGAAAAGCTGGTTATTCCGATCCACCCGGATTTTCAGCGCGAGATGGATCTCGCCGACAAAAGCCACGTCGTCATTCTAACGACCGCCTGGGGCGGCCCATTCAGCGTCAAGGGTTTCGGGCAATTCGTGTCGAAAGCGATCAAGGCGGCCAAGCTGCCCGACCGTTGCAAGGCCCATGGCCTGCGCAAGGCCGCCGCGCGGCGCCTGGCCGAGATCGGCTGCTCGGCGAAACAGATCCAGTCAATCACGGGCCACAAGTCGCTCAGCGAGCTCGAGCGCTATGTTCGAAAGGCTGACCAGGTGAAGCTGGCGCGGCAGGCGATGGGGATGCTGCAAGAGGGGCAGCGCGTCATTGAGTTCAGCAAGGCAAAAACGCAATGAACGAAAGCAATTCACTATCGCAAGTGCTGATCCGGCCGCGAATTACCTTCGAATCGATCACGTTTTCCGACGGTCAATCTATTGAACTGCGCGACGATGATATTGTCGTCTTTGTGGGACCAAACAACGCCGGCAAAAGCGCTGCATTGCGCGAGCTCGATCATTTTGTTGGCCGCTCAGACGCGCAGAAGGTCATCACATCAGTTAGGCGCCGCTTCGAAGGTGATGTTCCTAGCTTTACGGCTTGGATGGACAAGAATGCAATGCGAGCTGGAGAGCCCGGGCAATACGCCTTCACCGGCTTGAACTGGAGCATCCATCACGGACACTTACAGTTCTTTGGAGAGGGGAAGGCAAATGCTCATATTGTAGCGCCATTCTTTGCATCGCGCGTGGGAACGGATTTGAGATTAACAGGTTCAAATGCCGCAGGATCAAGCCGCTTGCATTTTGAGGCGGCCCAGCACCCGATTCATTTATTGCTAGTGGATGAAGTGTTGGGGGTGAGAATATCGGATCTCTTCTCCCGCGCGTTTGGCCAAGACCTCACCGCGTTTCATGGCGGTGGGTCCGCATTTCCCCTTATGGTCGGTCCCCGACCGCAACTGCTCTCTGAGGAGAACCAGTTTAGCAAACGGTATATCGACACTCTGCTGGCGACCTGCGAACCTTTGGAGGGACAGGGCGACGGAATGCGCTCCTTTGCCACTATTCTCCTTCACGTCCTGGTCGCCGATAATTATTCCGTTCAGTTTTTGGACGAGCCCGAAGCCTTTCTACATCCGCCTCAAGCTCGCTTGATTGGGGAGTACATAGCCAGCAGCAGAAGATCAAACGCGCAGCTTTTTGTCGCCACTCACAGCCCCGAAGTGCTGGAGGGGATTTTAGCCGCCGACAGCTCCAAAGTTAGAATTGTTCGCATCCAGCGCGACGAGACGATAAATCGAATTAGAGAGTTGAGCCGCGAGAAAACAGCAGCGATCGCAACCGACCCGCTCACTCGTTTCTCTCGCGTCTTGTCGGGAGTGTTTCACCAACGTGTGATCCTCGCAGAATCCGAGAGCGATTGCCTGTTCTATGAAGCCCTGCTGCATACCAAAGCGGTAAGCCGCGACTCATTTCCCGACGTTCTTTTTGTGCACGCCGGCGGAAAGGGGCGAATGAAGCAACTCGCGGAGCTGTGCCGTTCACTCGATGTTCCAGTTTCGGCCATTGCCGATATCGATATTTTGAACGACGAAAACACGTTCCGCGGACTTGTCGAAGCGCTCGGCGGCGCCTGGGGCGATGTGGAAGGAGATTGGAGATCGCTCACCGCTACGGTGTTGCAATCACGACCACCACTGACGGCGGATCAAGTAAAAACTAAAATAGAATTCGAGTTGACTGGAACCGGCGGCAAAGGTCCGTTTCCGAAAGCAAATGAGCGAAATATCAAGGCTTTGCTTCAATCCGTGTCGCCTTGGGCTCAAGTCAAAAAAATCGGACGGGACGCATTCGAGCGCGGCGCGCCAATATCAATGTTTGACCGTATCGCCCTCGAATGCGCGAAATTCGGGCTTTGGATTGTGCCGGTAGGAGAACTTGAGGGCTTCTGCAGGACGATTGAAGCTGGGCACGGTCCCGATTTCGCGGAAAAAGTTCTGATGGAACGGAACCTGGAAACTGACAGCGAGCTGGAAGGGGCCCGAAAGTTTGTCCGGAACATCTGGAATGGGTCAAATGCTTAATAGGCAGACCATCCTTTTCCATCCCACACAAAGCCCGTCGATGCATAATCACCGGCAATCGACCATTCCGCCTGACCGTCGATGTTGCCGCCTTCTGCCCTCACAATGATCTCGATCTTGGAGGCATTTCCTCGCTTGTCTTTGATCGAAACGGTCTTACCCTTCAGAAATCCGGATGGGAGAAGTAGCAATGGCTGGCGATTGTCAATGAGAGCGACGTGTACGAGATCGTCTGTTGGCCCGACGCGGTACGGGTTTTCAGTCGTAACTTCGGCGATACGCACTTGATATGGTGAGCGGCCCTCTTGGGCTGCCTTCAGCCGTTCTTCCAAGACCGAGACGCTAGCCAACCGCGCCCCCAGTCGCTGCAAAAAGAAAAGCGACTGTAATCGTCCAAATAATGCCCGCTCGATTTGTCGGGAAAGCGTTGACAATCGGAGCTATGTCGTTGGCCTGTGGCATCTGATAAGCGTACGCAACCTCCGGCGCCCGGCAACGTCAGAAATAGCCTACTGACAACGCCCATTCAAAAGGTAGGCGCAGGCATCTCACGGGGTCGAGCCGGCTTGCCAAAGTGTCATTTTGCCAAATAGAAACAATGATGAGATAAGATCGTCATTGGGTATCGAAAACTGGCAAAACCCTTGTTTCGAAAGATAAACAGCCCTCCGCTAGGGAGCGCCAAACGCCAAAAAGCGAATTGATAGGATTGAGATTTTTTGCCGAGTTGGCAAATCGTAAGAAATTGGAATCTCACTCCCAATTTTCGGGGCCGACTATTGAGTGGCCCCCTTTTGGGGCCGGGCAAAAGAAACGGCCCCAGCGCCTCGGGGGACGCGCGCTGGGGCCGTTTTGATATGTCCGGGTCGTCTCCTCCAGACATGCGACCTCAACGCCGGTCATTGCCACTTGTTCCCGGCTTTCTGTTTCAATTCCGGAACCGCCCGGATAACATCACTCAATAAGAAAAACGGGGGGCTGCGACATGCACGACTATCAAGCTCGCCTAGAAAAGCTCCGGACAGATGCGGCTGAGTGTCGGCTGATCAGCGACCTCGCCACGGACCCGGCAAAGCGGGAATTGTTCGACCGGCTGGCCCTGCATCTGACCACCCTCGCCAATCAGGTTGAACAGGCCATGCTTCATTGGAAGCCAACGGGGACTTAAGTTGGCCTGCCCGTAGTTCTCCTGCCGTGAACACAGTTCCAAATTTAGGAACCGCGAGCGTTTCCCCGAATTATTCCAGCGGGGCGACGGAGGCCAATATGATCAAGCAAACCGGATGTTTCGTCTGCGACGAAACGCGGCTTGTATGTGAGGCTCACCCTGACCGCCCATGGTCAGGCAAATACGCATGCGGTTGCGGTGTCACCGCCATGGCGTGCCCCACATGCAGCAGGTTCGTTCCGCTGCCACAACTCAACAAGGTATTTGAGGCAAAGGCGCAAACGTAAACTCTCTATCGACGTCCGTTCTCAAGGGCGCAGCGGACATTTGTGGTACCGAGGCAAGTTGCCAAAATGTCATTTTGCCTAATGGAAACAGTGATACGATCTGTTCGTCATCGCTAATCGAAAACTGGCAAACCCATTGCTTCCAAACATAAATCGCTCTTCGCTAGGGAGCGCCATCGCTCCAAATCCTGTTTGTATTGATTGAAGTTTCCGGTCCATTTGGCAAACCATGAAACTGGATTTGCCACTCTTACGTTCTCGTCTTGTCCGAGCCTGCTCGCTTCAGTCGTATGCGTTGGGATTGATCAGTAACTGGCGATAGTGCTGTTTGACTGTGTCGAAGCATTCGCAGGCGCTGTCCTTCAAGCCTTCAACGTCCAGTATTTCTATCCGGCCGCGCGTGTACTTCACCATCCCCGATGCTTGAAGCGTTTTCGCAACAGTGGTTACGCTCGTTCGTCGTACACCAAGCATTTCAGCCAGAAACTCCTGGGTAAAAGGAAGTTCGTCACTTCCCGATAGATCGCGAGCGCGCAACAACCAGCGACAAAGGCGCGCCTCCACTTCATGATTTGCCATGCAAGCCGTCGACTGCTGGGCTTGCGCAAACAAGGTTTGTTCATGGCGCATGACAATTGAAATCAGGCTCTCTGACTGCATCGCGATCCGTCTGAAAGCCGTTGGATCGCAAGAGAACGCATCGCCGCTCAATTGGACAATGGCCCGGCTGACCGCGATATTTCCATCCAATGCTGACGCGATCCCAATGGCTCCATCCCTTCCGATCATCGCGGCTTCTGTCATTTCGCCGGTTGCAAGCGTGACAATTAGAGAAATGACCGCACTTGCTGGAAAGTAAACTGATGAGATGGCGTCGCCGGCCTCATGGAGCACAGCTTTTTGCTTCAGGTATTTGGGCTTCAAGTGCGGCCGAAGCGCCGCCGAATCCGCTTCCGTGAGGGAGGCTAGAATCGCATTAGAAGTGTGCAGCATGTTTGCAGCTCCCAGTCAGAAGGCGGGAGTGCAAATGTGCAAGACTCTCGATGCCAACGGCCTAGTGTCTCGGTCGGCAGTGGACGAACGATACCCCCCCCGACCACCTTAGAAGCGTCCGGTACCGGACTTTACGGGATTAATTTTTTCTCTTTGGCGAACAGCATGCCGCAGCGCCACCGTGGAGCGCGCATGTCAACTAGTTGCTGGTCCGGGACGTATTGCTGTATTCGGCGATAGCGGCCGCAAGAACGGCGTGCAACTGCCGCTACCGCCACAAATCTGAGACGGAGTATTGCAAGCTTGGTCCCGTGATGCCGCATTTATTTCCACGATTGAGCAAAATTGCACATCCATAATTCTGGTTAGGAGCTATTAGTCGGCCCATGGCTTCAGAAGTGCAAATGCTCACCCAAGACGAATTTGCGTCCCTGCTGAAAGTCGGCAATACGTCTGCCGTAACCGAACCTCCTGCGGTTGTCCCGGACGCGCATCGAGACCGCCTGATCTCGCTGGGCTATATGGTGGATTTCCAGGGCCGGCTGCGCCTGACCACGTCGGGCCGCTCCCGGATATATTCTGTCTGA